ACTTATCATAAAAATGGTAGAGTTAATCCTCACCATTTGGATGGCAACGTGAATCCAGCAGATTGCGACAATCTTTGCATTGACAACGGATTAAATGAGTATATAGTATTCAACAATGGTAAATTAGAAATCAAGAAATTTTTAGATATATGATTACATCTTCTCTTATACATTTCACTTTTCGTGTATATAAGTGTATAATTCTATAATGAAAAAGATAACATATCTATGTCCGATCTGTAATAAAGTTCAAGAAACTGATAAATACAAATTTAAAATTAAGAAAACTCCATTTTGTAAAAATTGCGTAACCGTAGGCACACAAAAAGGAATAAAAAGACCTCAATTTAGTCGAGAAAATAGCGGCAGATGGGGAGGTGGAGAATATATTTCTAGTGACGGTTATAAAATGGTCAAAGTTGAAGGAGGGTTCCATGCCTCTGGAAGGCAAAAATATAAAAGAGAACACGTTGCAATTTATGAAAAATTTCTTGGTAGAGAGTTAAAAACTACTCAAGGATACCGTGGAGAACAAATCCATCATATAGACGGCGATAAACTAAACAATTCTCTTGACAATTTAGTGCTTTGTAAGGATGTTACAGAACATAGAAATTTACATTGTCAATTAGAAGAGATAGCATACGAGTTAGTAAAAAAAGGTAAAATAATTTTCGATAAAGAAACAAATAAATACAAATTAAATGAATAAACATCAGAATAGCGTCGAGTTACTTGGCTACTATGGAAATGATCAGGTTCATGCGTGTTCGGCGTGGACATCAACAAGTCGAGATTTGACAGAGGATAAAGTTCAGAGAATCCCAAAGCTTCTCAAAATGCTTGCGGACGCTGGGCATCATACCCCATTTGAAAAATCTAGCCTCCACTTTCTTGTTAATTCTGATATAGCTTCCCATATTCATAAATTAAAACATAGGGTTGGCGTATCTATTAATGGTGAATCTGCTAGGTATAAAGAGATAAAGGAAGATAAGTATTTGATTCCTAGTGATTGGGGAGATATTGAATCTACCTTTGATAAAGAAGGAGTACAAAATAGTAAATGGACCACAATACTTGAAGATTATACTCACCTTGGCAATACTCTTTATCATCAATGCGTTAAAGATCTTGAACCAACTTTAGGTCGCAAGCGAGCTAAGGAATCTGCTCGATTCTTCAAGGCTTATAATTCTCAAATTCAAGCTGATGTTATGTTTAATTGGCGCAGTTTTTATCACTTCCTTGAGCTTCGCAACAAGCCTGATGCTCAGAAAGAAATCCGAGAGATTGCTGCTGAGATGTTAAATCTAGTAAAGAATATAGAAGGCAACCCCTTCCAACATACAATTGCCGCATTTGAGCTATGATAACTAAATATAATATTTTTCTTGATGATGTTCGCGTTCCAACCGATGTTACTTGGGCCAACATACCAGTTGATCAACATTATTCTGTTGTACGAAGCTACAAGGAATTTGTAGATTTGATCACGTTGAGAAGAGAAGTTCCAAAGTATGTTTGTTACGATCATGATCTAGCAGATATTCATTACGGCCACGGTTTAAATAACGATGATATTCCTTATGATTCTTATAAGGAAAAGACAGGATATGACGCAGCTAAATGGTTAGTAAATTACTGTATGGAGCGTGGAATTAAACATCCACCGTATGTTGTGCATTCTATGAATCCCATAGGAAAATACAATATAGAATCTTATATTGATTCTTATAATAAAACACTATGAGCTATCAATTACAATTTGATTTCGAAACGCTAGAACAAAAAGAACAACGCCTTAAAGGCTGGCATGATCAACAAGTAAAACTAGACAAGATGTTTGAAGAAAAAGCTAATGATTATTATATATATAATAAATATGTAGATCAGTTTATTGATTTTCTTCCTTATCGACTTGGATGGGGACTCAAGGGCAATTATAATGAATTGCGTTGGTGGATCAAATGCCAATATCAGAAATTCCGTTATGGAGTTTCCGATGATGAAGTTTACTCTTTAGAAACTAATATTGCTAAATATATGGTTCCTCGTTTGCAATATTTTAAGAAGAAAGGCAAAATGGGTATTCCAATGAAATTTTTGCCTAGTAATTATGACAATCTACAAGATGAAGATAAAGAAAAAGCAGAAAAGATCGGTGAAAAAGAAATTAATCGCATCTTGGATGAAATGATTTTTGCTTTTGATTATATTATCGATCCTGATAAGTATGTAACTTTTCCTAAATCGTGTAGTTGGGACATTAAAGATAAAAATTATTTCAATAGAGAAAAAAGTCTTGAAGCGAAACAATGTTGGGATGAATATACAAAAACATGCGAGCAACTCGAAACTCGTAAAAAACAAGGTTTACAATTATTCGTAGACCACATGGATATGCTGTGGATATAAATGAAACTCTTATTAGCAATATTATTACTTAGTTTAGTTTATGTAATTGGATGGTATCAAATACATGGACAATTTTTATCTGAATGGTTTAAGAAGTATGAATATTATTTAATATGGATAAGTGTACCATCAACTTTAATATCTATTCGGGCAATCAAGCTAATTAATGAACACTTCAACGGATTAATTTGGCCGAATAGAATACTTACATTCAGTATCGGCATAGTATTATTTACAATTTTAACTTCTTATCATTTTGGTGAAAAATTAAACTTAAAGACGTTGACATTGTTATTTTTTTGCGCTAGTATAGTCGCACTTCAAATATTTTGGAAATGAAATTCACACCCCAACAATACGAACTGATTTGTAAGACCCGTGATGAAATCAGAGATATGAATGCCAAACAGCACGCATTATACGACAATCTAACAAAAGAATTAAATATAACTATTTACGCCGAAGATTGGCTGTTTGATTATATTTATAATGAGTATGGTTCGATAGACGATATAGAAGCGAGGATGTAATGGACTTAACTTCAGCAATCATAGGACATTTAGTAGCAGATTATCTGCTGCAATTTGATTTTATCGCTGAAAACAAGAAAAAAGATAATTACATTTGTGCGCTTCACTGTTTAATTTGGGCGAGTTGCGTATGTTTAATGGGTTCTATATGGAACCCTACAGCGTTTATCGTTTTATTTATAACACATTACATACAAGATAGATGGCAATTAATACCTTGGTACATGAGAACTATAGGGCAAAAGAATTTCACAAAACCACCTCTTGCACCGTGGTCATTAATCGTTGTTGATAACGTGTGGCACATTTTTACCATCTGGATAATATTCAAGCTATATTTAAACCAAATTTTTATTTAACTCATGATTGAACAATCTATAGAACGTCTTCGCGCATACAATAAATGGCGTACCGGAGAAGATGACCGCACGATGGATGAAGTCGGAATCCAACCTAGCCAATTAACCGCAGATATTAAAACCGTCTGTGACGAACTCGAAAAATTAATTTCAATATATGCAAGTCGTAATTAATACTTCTTATAGTAATTTTGCTATAAGTGCTGATGCTATATCACTTATTCAAAAAAAGATAAAAAATCCAAAAGCCAAGTCGCAAATAAATGCTTATTCTTTTGATAATGATAGAAGCAATCCTTTACTTGTAGAAGCGGTGCAAAAACTTGGTGCTAAAGCCAACGGTTTGTTGTATACTACATTAAAGATTGTAGAAATACCAGATGATGTTGAATGGCGGGTCGATGCTATAAATGGAAAAGAAGTTATCCGTGAAAAACATCGTATCTGGTCGTAAATGAAGTTGCGAATATTGAAACGAGCGGTTGAAACCGCGCATGCTTTATGCCCCACAAATTGGAAGAATGTAAACAATTCTCATATAGCTTTTCTTATCAAGAAAAATAAGATAGTTAAAATTGGTTGGAATAGAAAAAGAACTCACCCCAAAATCGCGAAACATCCGTATCACGATGGATACGTTGGCACTCATGCGGAGTTAGATGTCATTCTCAAATCAGGGCTTGACAATCTCGACGATCACTCTATGATCGTTCTTAGAGTTGACAGGAAAGGCCGTTTAGCTAACAGTAAACCGTGTCCCGGCTGTTTGAGCTTAATTAAGTCATACAACGTCAATGAGGTTTTTTATTCAGACACTGAAGGTAATATTGAAAAATTATCAAATTAACCTTGACTATGTCTAAGCATAGATTATTATAAACGAAATGATTAAAGATTTATATATGAAGAATATTAATGACAAGATACTTGTTCAAAGTGACGATTTAAAGTATGATGGAAAGAATATTATTATTCCATCTTATTATGTTGATACCATCTTGGACTATGTTAAAGATTACAAGCTTAATGGAGTGCCTTTGGTCGATATTGAGGATTATCAGTTGTTTCGCAATTTCTTGTATGATGTGCAAGAGTTTAAAAATAAAGGAAATTAATTTATGGGAATGTATAATAGTGTAGATTGTCATTGTCCATTGCCAATGCCAGAAGACCCAAAAGGTTATACTGGTTCGCATGGCTTTCAAACTAAAGATTTTGAATGCGCTTTAGATGTTTATATTATTGATAAAGATGGTCAATTGCTTATTGAACGTCGAGATACAGAATGGATAGAAGGAGATCCAAATGGCGAAGGCTTCCTAAGTAAAATAGGTCATTTAAAAACCATAAAGACTTGGCTTGAACCTTTGACCAATACTTGTACAATACAATTTTATGATTTTATTGATTCTAATAAGACTGATTATGATTACTTCATAACTTACGAAGCTGTATTTATTAACGGCAAAATGTCTTCAGTAAAGATTATTAATTTCGAAGCGAATGAAAACGCCAAAAGAAAGATCCGAGATGCCGAGTTTGCCAAGAAAAATAAAGAAAACTATCAATTTAGACAGACTTGGAAATACAAGTATTTTGTAAAGCCGTATAATCGCAGCGTTAGTTTTATATTCTTTAAAACCATTAAAGTTTTATCTTTCTTATCTACTACGCTTTATAAGATAGAAAGAAATATCAGAATAGAATGAAAGAAGAAAAAGATTCGGCATTTCTTATTTGCGATTGTTTTAGTCATGGACTTCTTGTCGAGAAGTTCGAAGGCGAAGAAGAAGTGTGTTTGAGTCTATTTGAAAGAGGAATGGATGGCAGAATCTTAAGATGGTCAGAAAGATTAAGATGGTGTTGGCAAATTCTTAGATACGGAAAGCCTTGGTCTGATTTTATAATATTAAATACAGATAATCAAAAAAGATTAAAACAGTTCTTAGAAAACAAATGAATTATTTTATTTCTTCTTCTTTAGAAATTAGAAATACTACGCGAGGTCTTGGTGTCTTTACAAAAATACATCATTGTGCTGATGTCATAGTGGAACATTCTCCATTTAGCAGTTGTTGGGCTAGTAAATGGCAAGATACTCCTGAAAATCTTAGAAAAATTGTTTTTTCTTTTCCTAAAAACGAAGATAATTATGTTATTGCATTGGGTCATATCTCAATTTACAATCATAACGATAATAATAATGCTATATGGGTAACTACAAGTAATGGTATTTGCATAAAAACAATAAAAGAAATAAATGCTGAAGAAGAAATTTTTATTCACTACGGAGATGATTATTGGTCAGGAGGCTGGTCTAAATATTAAATGAAAACTATAACAATAACAAAAAAAGAAATAAATTACATATTAGCTTTGGCTAAAAAAAGGCACGATGCTAAATCAGATAATATAAAAAATACTGGAATATTAATGGATAGAGATCTTAATAATCCAGTCGAGAACTATTTGCCTCATTTTATAGGTATAGTTGGCGAATATGCGTGGGCCAAGCACACAAATAGATCTGTTGATGAAAATATATATGAAGTACGAGACTCTGAAGATTTTGATGGTGAGGAAATTAAAACAATAACTTATTATGGTCATGGCGAACCAGAGTTAAAAATAAAAGTTACAGAGTTTGACTCTAAAAAGCCAAAAAAATATATTTTAGCGAGAACAAATAAAGAAAAAATCTTAAAAGCGTTAACAGTAAATGCAGAAAATGCAATTGATATCGAACTACTAGGTGTTATCTCAAGAAACGATTTCGATACAAATAAAACAATAAAGCGTTACGGAGCTAAAAATCCATTGAATTATATCGTTGGTCTATCTAAAATGAACGAAGTATGAAATTCAAGAATTTCGAGGGTGTAGAATATACAGTTAATTATAATAAACCATTAGGGCGACAAAACGCTTCTGGTTTGTGCGATTCTCCAGAAATAGAAAGCCCTCAAATTCATGTTGATCCTAGGCTATTAACCCGCCGCCAATTAAACGTATTGATTGAAGAAGTATTTCATGCACACCTATTTGATTTACCAGAAAGAAAAGCCAGAAAGTTCGCCGCCAATCTAGGTAAACTTGTATATAATAAGTTTATCGCAAAAAGTAAAGAATAATGTTTTATTTTTTCCCATTTACTTGTATGATATGTACAAATAGAATATAAGTATGAAAAAATGTTTATACTGCAACGAATTTATCGACACTGAAAACGACGATTACCAAAAAGTCGGTAAAAAGATAGTTTGCATATTTTGCTACGAAGATTATGCAGATGAAATAGACAACAATCTTACAGATGATGATGAAGAAGAAGATAATTGTCGTGAAAATGAATAAATAGTGTAATATATATTAGCGCAACATAAACTGTTTAAACTTTGATCTATTGATTAAAAAACAGCAAGACCCGAAGCGCATCAAGCTTGTGTTTGATATCGGGTCTTTTTTCGTCCCTACTCCTCACTTTTTTCAAAAAATCTTGCGTAAGCCGTTGACAACCTCTAAAAACCTGCTAAAGTCATCTCGTATGGAAAACCCATCAGCTAAAAAAGGTCGTGGTCGCCCCATTGGTGCAACCTCCACTATTGAAATCACGTTGGCCGAGCTTCTCGCGAAGCTTAACAACGATGTGAATGCCACTGTTACTGTTGGCCGTGTTTGGTATGGCAAGTACAGCAACGTTCCTACAGCGTCGGTTCAGGACGGTGATTCGATTCCTCAAGACATTCTGAATCAGCTTGACGAAGAGCCTGTTGCAGAGTTTACTATCTCTCAGTAATGAATCACTTCGCTGAACTTGTTGGACAAGAAGAAGTTAAACGCAAGCTTTCCTTTTATTTGGAAGCTCACGCTAAGACTGAACTTGTACCGTTTTTAAACTTCGTTGGTGCAAAAGGTTTAGGTAAGACCGCGTTTGTTCGCGAATTTGCTAAGAACATTTATAACACCACCGGAGTTAATAAGCCACTACTTGAACTAAATAGTTCTAGTATTAAATCGGGGAATCAGTTTTTCGAACAAGTTTTTCTGCCCCACATTCAAGATCAAGAAATTATTTGTTTCTTTGATGAAGCGCATTGTTTGCCAAGAGATTTTAGTTATGCACTACTATCTATTCTATCTACAGAGAAAGATCATGTAATAGAATATAATGGCGGCAAAAATAATTACATCTTCAATTTCAAGAAGCATCATTTTATATTCGCGACAACTGAATCAGATAAGCTATTTATTCCGTTGCGTGATCGATTGACGACGATTGAATTTGCAGATTATAATACCAGCGAGTTGAGAGAGATCTTTCAAAAGTCTTTGCCAAATATTAATTTTGATGAAGATGCTCTTTCAATGTTGTCCGAAACATCCAGAGGTAACGCACGGTCTTGCGTCCTTCGCGCTAAAGAAGTTAAGTTATATACAGACAGATACGAGATAACTGACTTCACAAAAGAAGATGCACAAAAGCTTTTCTTTATTCTTGGTATTTTACCTTATGGTTTAAATAGAATTGAATGGCAGATATTAAATATCTTGCGTAAAGAAGGTAGCTGTACTCTTTCTATGCTCGCTGCAAAAACTGGTTTGTCAAGAACCGCGATTCAGCGCGATCATGAATTGTATTTAATTCGTAAAGGCTTTATTAGTATTGATAGTATTAGATATATTACTACTAATGGATGTAAAGCTTTAGAAACTATAAAGAAATAGTGTAAGATATTCAAGCAAGCTTCGCAAGCATAGATGGCGATGCAGAGGTTTTGTAAACCTCAGAGCAGAGTTCAAGTCTCTGGCGAAGCTCCAATTTTTATGAAAAGAAGTTTGTATAAAGAAGAAATCCTCAGATTAAGATCTGAGGGCAAAACAGGAAATGAAATTTCTAAGCTTCTCAAATGTTCAAGAACATTAGTTTCTTATTACATAGATCTAGGTTATCAAAAAAGCCATCAAAATCGATCTAAGACTTTTAAAAAGACTAATAGATTTGCAAAGAAAGAAGAAGTAAGAAATAAGTTTGGCGGCAAATGTCAAATTTGTTCTTATGATAAGTGTCAAAGCGTACTGAGTTTTCATCATCTTCCCGGTACAAATAAAAAGTTTACTATTTCAGATGCGATAGTAAGAAAAAGAAAATCAGATGAAGAATTAGTAAATGAGTTGAAAAAATGTATTT